TTAACTTCTGAAGAGATTGAAAAATGGTATAAAGAAATTAGTAAATATGAGTTTGAAGGATGGGCATACGGTGGAACGAACGGTAATCTCGGTCGTATCCTTCCTGCATTAAAATTTCTATTAAAGAGTGGAGAATTGGACAGAGAATCATGTAAAATGTTTCATATTTTTGGTGTGACTTCAAATGAAAGTATGATATATTTTCAATATATACAGATGGTTTTAGATCGAATGGGATTTGATATTCAAATTACTTATGATTCTACATATTGGAACAGGACTTGTGTTTATGGTAGTTATATGACAAAACCACGGTATATTGTAGGATTGGGTATGGAAGCTATGAATTGGCCCAACTCAATTAATTATAAAGAGATGTCCAAAGATTTTAGATTGCCATGTAAGTGTCCAATATGTTCGGATTTAAAAGATACTTATTCTTTCTTTAATAATTATAAAGTAGATGAAAAGACAGGTGAAGAACAAATCGTATTTGGAAAGTTTAATAATATGATAGCTTTTCATAATTTATATTTACAACTGGAATATCTTGAAAATATAAATAGAATTTTTAGTTCTGGAATGAAAGATGTTTATAATGAATTTTTCCCTAAACGAGTTTCAGATAATTTTAATTTGATTGATAAATATTTTAATAAATTAGATGATAAAGAAGTCGAAGCGGAAGTAAATAATAGATTTCTTCAAGGTCATTTAAAGAAAACAAAAAAGGCACTTGCGCCTACTATGTCGGAAGCTTCCGCATTATATTAGGAGATTATTATGTGTTCAATTGTTGGATGGTTTGGTAATATTTCTACTGATGAAAAATTACATATATTGAGTCATGGAAAGGAACGAGGCCGAGATGGTCATGGTTTCTGGATTGATGGTGAGGAACATCGTGGCATGGGTGATATTAGTACCGATTTATATAATAAACTTCTTACTTCCAAAAGAGTTGTTGGAAATTTTAGAGCAACTCCAACTACTGAAGCAGACATAATGGTGTTATAGCTAATGATAAACATTTTTCTGATGAAGTAATTGATTCTATTGTTTTGCCTAAAATACTTAATCCAAGAGATTTTGATAGTCTTTACACAAATATACAAAAGATTGAAGGCAGTTATGCATTAGCATATTTTAATGATAAATCATTACATCTGGCTTGTAATTATAAACCAATATATTTTGTTAAACGAAATGGACTCGGAGAGTACACGCGATATCCTTTTTATAATCATGGATTTATGTTTGCATCAACACCCAATATGCTTGCAGATTATTCTGTTCCTTTAAAACCATATTCTATTATGGAAATTGATTTGTCTAGTATGAATATTAAAACAAAAGATTTACCTAGGATACAAAATAATAAAGTTGCTTTAAGTGCTTCTGGTGGATTAGATTCTACAACGGTTGCATATATGTTAAAAGAACAGGGTTATGATGTTACTTTGATTCATTTAAAATATGATTGTTTAGCACAAGAAAAAGAAGTTGATTATATTAAAAAAATTGCTAAACATGGTGGTTTTGATTTAGAATTTATTCAAATGCCTAATGTTATGCGTGGAACAATTACAGAAGGAACTTATCATAAATCCCAGGTGGAAGGTACTGAATATGCTATGGATTGGGTTTCAGGAAGAAATCTTTTAATGTTATCTATTCTAACTGCATGGGCAGAATCTAATGAGTTTGGTTATATTGCTTTTGGTGGTAATCTTGAGGAAAGTGGAGCTTATCCAGACAATGAACAAGAATTTGGAAGAAAGTTTAATGAAATTCTTCCATATGCTACACAAAATAAAATAAAAATTGAATTATTACAACCTATTTCTACAATGATGAAACATGAAATTGTTAAAATAGGAGTAAAATTGAAAGTACCATATGAATTAACATGGAGTTGTTATAGTAATGATAAAGTACATTGTAATAATTGTGCTCCATGTTTTATGAGAAGGGTTGCATTTGAACGAAATGGATGGACCGACCCTGTGTTTGTATAAATATATAATGTAATAAGGAGGTATTACCGATGGAAGAACCAAAAAAAGATAAAGATAACAATTTAATAATGAAGTTGGGTATTGATGATAGTGCGTTAGTTGTTAGAGTTGATGGTACTGTTGAACTTATTAGTTCTGAATTGACAGATAAGGAAGATGGTTATATTGGTGATATTGAGGATTTAAATAAAACATTTTCTCTTGTTTTGGCATTGGCTGCATCACTCGAAGATGAAGATTTATATGAGCGTATATATTTTAATCTTAATAAAACATTAATGAAACAATGGGAAGACCTAGATGATAATAAAAAGGAACGTATTATTGAGAAAAGAAGAAAGAAAGACGAAGAACGTAATGATGAGGAACGTAAAGAAAAGAATAAACGTGTTGATGATTTCAAAGACCGGATGAATAAATCCACTCGAGGAGATTCTGATGACCAACATATGCATAGACGAATGATGCAAGATTTACATGATGAAGCAGAATTTATGAGAAAATATAGTGAAGATTTTGCAAAATCACAAAGAAAACGATTACAACCAAGAAAAAGAAAACCATCTTTACGATACTTAAAAGATGTTGATTGGAATCCACATGATGAAACTTTGAAAGCACATTTTAAACACTTTCGTTGTGATGATCCGCCAGAGGAGGAATAATGAATCCATTTGAATATGCGAATGATTTGATGGTAAAAGAAAGTTATGATATGGATATTGAGCAACGGAAAGATTATAAAGAATTTCTTATTAATCGCTCATTGTCTTATCAATTAGATTTAATTTATTTTGTTAATGAGATAAATAAGTATCCTGATGTTGAAAAGAAATTACATTATGATTTTCTTCATGGTATTATACCAAAGAAAAAACGACCAAGAAAGTTTTGGATAAAAGGAAAGATACTTGAAAACATGGAAATTGTTAAAGAGTTTTTTAAGTATAGTAACTCAAAGGCTGAAACAGCGTTATCAGTTCTTTCTGATGGTGATATAGATTATATAAAGAGTAAGTTAAATAAAGGTGGTGTGTCCTAATATTATAAATATATATAATGATTTTATAAATTGATTGAATTGAAAGGAACAGGACAATGACAGATATTATTAAATGGTCTATAGAAGATATGATTGAAGTGAGATTGAAAGAAGATGATGATTTCCTCAAAGTTAAAGAAACCCTCACACGAATTGGAATAGCTTCACGAAGAGAAAAAAAGTTATATCAATCCTGTCATATACTTCATAAACAAGGTAAATATTATATTGTTCACTTTAAAGAATTGTTTGCCTTAGATGGTAAACCAACTAATCTTTCAGAGAACGATATTGAACGAAGAAATACAGTTGTAAATCTTTTACACGAATGGGATTTAGTTGAAATGGTAAATCCTGAAAAAGCACAACCTACAGTTTCTATCAGACAAATGAAAATTTTACCATTCAGTGAAAAACCAGAATGGGATTTACAAGCTAAATATAGTATTGGTAATGTTGGTATGAGGACGACAAACGAATCTAAACAAGGAGCAACAGAAATAAATGAAAAAATATTCGACTAAATTATTGGCAGTTTTGCTTTTTTCTTTTGTACTAATTGGTTGCGAAGGAGTGGGAATGTATGTGATTGGTGTGGCATCAACAACGTCTGCCGATTATGTTACAGATAAATATATTTCACCAGAGGGTGAAGTAGGAACAATATTTCAATTAAAAGATGGTAGGTGGATGACTAATAAAGGTATTATTTTAACAGAAGATGATCCGAGAATACCTCATTTAGAACTACAAGATTGATTTAAGTGAAAGGAGTATGAACCCGTGAATGTTAAAATAGTAAAATTGATAAGTGGTGAAGAATTGATAGGTGAGTATGATGAAAAAATTAATACTATTAATAATCCAGTAGTAATGATTCCAGTAAATAATGAAAAGATTGCCTTCAGTCCGTGGATGCCTTATTCCGAGGATAAGATTTTTCAATTAAAAGAAGAACAAGTTATGTTAGTATGCAATCCAAGCAAAACTATTACAAACGAGTATAGTCGGGCATTTGGGAGTGGTCTTGTAATACCCTAGTTTTTCCTTGACTTTATGAATTTTTTTTGTTATAATATATTATGTTATTTTATACTTATGTTGCTAAAGTTGGAAATAGAATTTACACCCGTGAAATAGATAACAAGGGTAATCGTTATTCTGGTTATACTAATTTCAAACCAACCTTATATCTTCCAGCTCCACAAGACAAATCAGATTATAAGAGTTTAGATAATAAACCTCTTGGTTCACATACTTTTGGTTCAATCAAAGCTTGCCGAAAGTTTGTTGATTCGTATGATGGTACTGTAAATTATTCTATTCTTGGTAATCGTAATTATGTTTCTCAATATATTACAGAAACATATCCCAACCTCCAATGGGATTCTACTAAAATAAAAATATATAATATTGATATAGAAACTTCCATTGATAATGGTTTCCCTGATATTCGTACTGCCAATTCAGCAATAACATCTATTACAATTCATAATAGTATTAATGATTATTATTATGTATTTGGTACTGGTGATTATACACCAGACCAATCTGATAAAAAAATAAATTATTTTAAATGTGATGACGAACATGAAATGATGGAAGTATTTTTGGATTGGTGGAAAGATAATATTCCTGATATTATTACAGGATGGAATTGTAAATTTTTTGATATTCCTTATATTGTTAATAGATTAGAATTTCTTGGATTATCTTCAAAACTTTTATCACCAATTAAAAATGTATA